TCTTTCTTTTTTGTATCAATAAGTTGTTTATAGTAAAAATTTCTTAAATGAATTGGTAATCTATAAACTCCTTCTTGTGTAAACCCATTTCCGAAATAACATAATTCAAAAATTTGTTTATGTAATAAAAGAGAATAATTATTCGGTAGGCCAAAAAAACCCTACGCCCATTGGAATTGGGCGTACCTCCGTTTCTCCCGTTTCAGGGTTTTCATATTCAAATTCTAAATTAATATCTGGTTGTATTTTTCTAACTTGATCTCTAAATGCTTTAGTATCTCTTGTTAAAAATTGGTTATTTATAAAATTTGTGATTGAACCAGTATCAGTTTTTCCATTTACTGATTGTATCATATATCTATAACGTACTGTCAATTCAGATGCTATACCATTTTTATTTAATCTTTGAAGTGCTTTAATATCTGCATCTATTTTTTTCTCATCACCATGAGTTAATAATTTATATTCTAATACAACTCCAGTTGATGTTGTAAATGTATATCGGTTTTGCCTATTAAGAAGTGATTCATCTATTTCTTTAGTTTGAACTTTTCCTAAATCAACAACTACTTCGTCCTTATCTCCATTTTCGTTTGTAATTTGAATGGGATATTCAGGTCCGTATCCTAAAATACGAGTTGCCAACATAATAGCGTTTTTATCTCCAATTAAAATATCATCTACATTAACTTTATTATCAATTACTATTGATTCAAATAATTTATCTAATACAATACCTTTTTTAATTAAGTTTTGAGATGTTAGAATTTCTTCTTCTTTGGCAGTCATAAATTTTATTTCTAACTGACCTGAAGAAAGTGGATTGGATTCTGGATAACATAATCCTTTCGATGGAAGTGTAATTACTTCGGTTGGGAAATCATAATTTGCCATAATTTTATTAACCTTTATTTTTTATATATAAATATACACAATAAAAAAAGTTAAAAAAAAAGGTTCTCAAAATAGAGAACCTTCTTTTATATATTAAAGCTAAGAATATTAGTATTCGAGGATAGCGTAATCGTATGAAAGTGTGATTGTTATATCTGCAACGTCAGTAGCATTATCCCAAGCAACATCGTTAAATTGTGCGTTGTTGATAAATGCACCTTTTAATGTCCATTGTTCGATTTTGTCACCCACTGGTCCTAACATATAGATTTGTACATCTTTTTTGTAAAAATCAGCATATCCATCTCTACCCGTTAATGATTCATGTGATAAACGTACCCATTCCATAACGGCTTGAGCTCCAGATGGTACAATTGGATCGAAAAGGGTAATTTCAACATCTTGCCATTCTCCCTTACCTTTTAACTTTCTTTTTACGTTAATATGGTCCAATGTTACTACTTCGAATTGAATATTTGGTCTGTTTGCCGCTTTGATAAGATATGAAGGTATTCCATCGATTTCCATGATGAAACGATGCTTCATCTTCGGTTCGAAGTTAGTATAGAACATCTCGTTAAACTCTAATACTTCTGCCATTTTAATTTTCTCCTGTTATAATAATAAATATTCTTTTTTTAGTTTTTTATATATTACGCTGAAAACGATGCTCCAGTTGGTAATATGTTGAAATCAAGTACAATAAATTCTGCTGTCTTTGTTGGTTGTAAGAAAATCTGTCCAGCCAAAATGTTTCTATCGATAACATCTGGTGTGTTGTTTGTTTCATCCATTACAACTTTGAAAGCGTATAAACCTTGTCTTTGTTGAATTCCTTCTAAATAAGGGTTTACAGTATTTAAGAATCTTGATCTTGTTGTTGCTGTATTTTGTTCGAACACTAAATATCTAGAAGTTGAAGCGATATACTTCTTAACTTTGATAAGTAATCTTCTTACGTTGATTCTATCTAATGCAGATGATTTATCTTGTAAGGTTTTTTGTCCGAATGCTACAATACCTTCACCAGGGAATGAAGCAATTGGGTTTACTTTACCTTCATACAACTCATCTCTTTCTGCGTGTGTTAATCTATTCAATACTGAAACTGCACCGATAATACCACCTCTATTTAAACCTGCTGGTGCGAACCATTCAGCTGCAATTGCATCGTTGGCTGCGTAAATTCCAGGCATCAATACTGATGGTGGAACTGCGGTTAGTTTATTAGTATTTCTATCAATTGTTTTAACCCAAGGATAATAAGTACCTACATAGTTAGAATCAACTGAATTAGCTTGTTCAATAGCTTGTTCTATTGTATCTGATGAAACTTGTCCGTTTGTATAAGTTACACCTACAACATCACCAATAAAGAATGCATCTTCTCTAGATTCAACCATTTCAGTTACTTTATCAAACACATAAGAATGATGTCTACGAACAATACCAGGAACCGATACTAAATTAATATCAAAATCATCTGGATTGGAAACTGAATTGATAGCTTTTACATAAGCTACAGAACCACTAGAAGTTGATGTTGCACAATTGAATCCTTGTGTATTTGCACTTCCGAATGATTCAGATGAACCTGCTAAAGCAATTTCAATAGTTGGTGAACAACCATCAAATCCCTCTTGGAATCCAACTGTAAATTGTCTTTTAACTACGTCACTTGCAGATGAACCAGTTAATTCATAACCAAATGAATATGTTCCACCATTAATTGATAAATTAGATTGGTCAAATGCGAATACAGTATTTGTACCATTTCCTGCACCATTTGGTATAGGTGATAAGAAATGACCATTATCAACTTTAACTAAAGATGATTCTAAATCAATTCCAGAGTATTTAGATGAATTAGATGAGTTATTTTCAGCAGAACCAGTTGAAAATTTTACTGATGGAGTTGATGTATTAAATCCTGAAATAGGAGATAAATATGCCTCATGTCCGAAAGGTCCTGCTATGATTGGGAATGAACCTTCTGCTGCAACTTCCACTCTTACAAATTTTGAACGATTTGAATAATCACCATTTAAAGTTTGTTTACCGTTTGCATCAATAGATACATTTTGGTCACCAATTACTTTTAAAATATAATTTGGAGATGCTGGGTCTAAATTAAGATTGTTATATGTTTCCAATACACTCTTCTTTCTATCAGTATCAGAATAACCTCTAATAGTTACAGAGAAAGTTGAATAATCAGTAGCATTAGATTCACCAGCTGCTTTTACATTAAAAATTGAAACTTTATATTCTTTATTATAATTACTACCATCACCCAATGTATGGAAACGGAAAAGATTATATCTTGTACCAGAAATTTTTTGTGATACTATCCACGGAGTTGATGCTTCTTTTACATCTTGTCCATCAAAACTTTGTTCTAATAAATTTACAAGTTGTATTTGAGCACCATTTTGTATTGAATTAGAAAGAGATGTTGCCTCATTTTCAAAATATTGAGAAACATAAACACCTCTAGATCCTCTTGAACTTTCACCAAATACATCTGATAAATCATTACCAGCTGAAGGTAAAATAGATGCAGATAAATTTGTAACATCCCATTCTGTCTCTGGTCCATTAAGTGTTATACTAAATTGAGATGATGAAACTTGTGATGAAAGGGATGCTGAATATGCATCACCATTTCCTGAAGTTGACCAATTATGTGTAGGTTTTATAACACCTACTATTTTATCTACTCCAGCACCAACTACTTTAATACCATAAGAACTTGATACTTCATTGGTATAACCACCAATATGACCAACTCTTACTATTGTTACGGTGCCAGCTTCTCTTAAATAATTTTGTACGGTATATCCCGTATAGTATTGACCATTAGGTACACCGAATATTGATTCGAATTCTGATTGTGTGTTTACGATGGTTGGTACGAAAGCAGGTCCTTTTTCAAAAGGTCCGATAATTGCTGCTCCGATTTCACCAATACCTTGAGATAAAAATGATTGGTCATTTTCTCTTGTAAATACACCAGGTGATACAATCTTTTCTGCCATTTTATATTACTCCTGTTAAATTTTCAATTTGTAATTATACGAATATAAATATTAATATCTTTTTGTAAAGATTATTTTTTATTGTTGATTAATAGTTTGTTCAACCGATATTGGAGTAAATACACCTGTATTAGGGTCGTAATTACCATCACCATATTTTTCATTCAATTTTTTAAACAATTCTTCTTCAAATTGTGTCAATCCAGAAAATTTTTGGAGTAGTTGTTGTTCGATATTATCAAACTCGTCTAATTTCTTTTTTCTTTCTATTGAGAGTTGTCCTAATTGAATAAAAACATCAGTAGAATCTTTTCGTAACTGATTAATTTGTAAAATCTCTTCTTCTGTAAACTTAATTTGTTCCATTTTGATATATTTGTTAGTTAATTATTATATATATAAATATATCGACTTTTCGGAAACGTAAAAATTATCTTGTGAATGTGAGTGTAGATGACCAAGTTCCTTTTAAACCTGCCTCAATTGCTCTTACTCTAAAGTAATATGTACCTGCCGATAATATTGTATTTACTTCAACTTCTGTGGTACTCCACTCATCTGCGGTATTTACAATAGTTGCAAATCCGGTATCAGATGCAATTTGATATTGATACGCAGTGATACCAGTTGTTAGTGTCTTTGGAGGGGCAACCCAAGTAATTAACGGAGATGAATATGTTACCGATGTTGGTGCTCCTGGACCAGAGAAATCAGTATGTGTATTACCACCTTTATTATGGGTAATATATCCATTAACTAAATATGTATCTTCTTCTTCAACATCAATTGATATAATTTCAGTAGTTTTATTTACAATCTCAATAGATGTAACATTTACTTCAGTTCCATCACCTTTAATTAATTTATCACCCTCAACAATATTAAACATTTCTTTAAAAATATAATTACCACTTACAGAATCCTTAACTAAAAGTGGATGTTCTGATGTAGCGGTAACTTGTCCATTATTAATATTGTAATATCTTGATGCAAATGAATATGTTAAGTTTACAACTGTAACATCTTTTTCTAATTTATTAAGAGTGGTTGATGACCAATCTAAAAAAGTTCCATCAGAATTTTGTCCCAATCCTTCAATTGAATATCCTTTTAAAATATCACCTTCATTTAAGTCACCAGCTTCTACAATAGTTCCATCTGCTAAAGTTACAGGAGAATCAATCGTTAAACAAAGAGCAGCTGAGTTACCATCGTAAGAATCTACTGAATAAACGGTTCTATCTCTATTTGTATTATAATTTGTTGCATGGTCATTAAATCCATCATTAAAAACCGCTCTTACGGTATGAGTAACAATAGATTGGAGAACAGTTTGTGTTGGATTATTAGTCATTGAAGAAACAGCTATTGTTGCTATTCTACCATTATTTGTATTTACTGATAATCTACTACCAACTGGTACACTCCAAGTTACATTTTGGCTTCTATTTCCAATTTTAGAATCAAAAAGAATTCCGAAAGATCCAGTGGTGAAACCCAAAGTATAATTCTCATTAGTATTTTCAACAGCATAAGTAAATCCAGATATTGAATCTACTGAATCGATTGAAAAATTAGACATTGAAATATTATTACCTGCAGCTGGAGAACCTTTGATAGTTCCTAAAGAAATATTGGTAAGTGAATTACCAGTTGCACCTGCTAAATTGTAAAGTGATAAAGTATCTCCTGATATTCTTGGCATATTATTTGTTCCTATATATTATAAATATTAAGTAAATTCTCTACCCACTTTTCTTTATTGGTAAAGTTTTTTACCATATACTGCTTAATTTGATTAAACCAATATTGTTTTTCTTCAAATGATTCATTACAAATCTTATTATAAATATAAACAAACTCTTTTTTAGATGAAGCTCTATAAGGATATTGTAAATCTTTAAAATATAAGGTATGAATTATAGGTAATTTACCCCTATCTACCGCTTCAAATATTCCATATCCAAAAGGCTCAGATGTAAAACAAGAGTGAGATATTCCCCAATCCATATCATAAAATTTATCTTTGAATTCTGATTTATAATGATATATTTTAGATTTTGATGTATCAATTTTTACACCACCCTTCCAAATCGCATTAAACTCGTGTGAATCAGTAAAAATAAAAGATTTTAAACCATCCAAATAATGTGGATTTTTTCTGCCTTCACATCTTGATGCAAATCCTAAATTAGTTGATTTTGATAATTCTAAATTGTGCTTAAATTCATAAAAATTAGTAATATTTTTATTCGGAAATAAAATTTCATACAAACCAACCCATATTGTATGTTTTGACCATTCATTCACTTCTCTTTCCCACTCCGAACTTAAATATGGATGCCATGCTAAAGAAGCATCGCTACCAATTTGTGATTTTATAATATGGTCTACTGAATTATGTAAAACATTTGAAAAAATTTTATCTTTATTATCCACTATACATTTCATAGGTGTATAATGTCCATGTAATATATGAATTCTTCTTGCATTTAAACAAATACTTTCAAATTTTTCTATATCATCACCATGCCAATAAGTTTCAATTGGAAACTGATAATCATCAAACCCTTTTGGTTTATTTCTATGAATAAGAAGTATTGGCTTTACATTTAATTTAGGTGCAACTAAATCTATCCATAAGTTTACCCAAGTATCTGTACCTGCATTTACCCAAGGACCGCCTCCGGTAGTGTAATAAACATCGTAAACCATTTATTTATTTTTTAATTATTACTAAACCACTAAAATTTGAACTAAAAGTTACACTAATTGCATTTACTGATAAAGATTCAATAATTGAAGGAACTTCCTGTTTTTTTGTTGAAGTATTCCATGCTTGTACAATTGGATATTCTTCATTCAAACTATGTGTAATATTATATGTAGTATTTCCTGTTACAGACTCTTTGTATGTTGTAAGATTTGTAATTTGTGATGAACCAGATATAATACCATTTGGTTTATTTGCTATACTTGTCCATTCAGTTGAACCACTTACAATATGTCCACCTTTTGCAACTACTACAAAACCACTTTGAGCAGATGAAAGGGTTATTGAAACATTATTACTATCTGTTAATATTACTGAAGTTGGAATTATTTGTGCAGATGTTGTATCATATACCGATACTAATATATTTTTACTATTAAAATTATGTGTTATAGTAAAAGATGATTGATTATCAAACGATGCAGTTATAGTTGAAACTTCTGCAATATCTACAACAACATTTGTTAATTGAGAACCATCTCCTTTAAAATAAGAAGCAGTAATTGCTCCACTTCCTAAATTAACCGATTGATTTGATAAAGAACTTACTATTTGTAAAGATGATGAAATAATACCACTTCCTTTAACTTCATAAGAAGATGTAGCGGATATTAATGATGAAGTTACACTTTGAAGTGTACTCCATTTATTATCATTAGATCCAGTATAAGTGGAAAGAGTTGTAAATTTTTCATCAATAGAACTTGTATAAATTGCTAATGTAGAATTTTTACTTTCTTCAGATGAAGAAAATAAATTTAAAGAAATTAGTCTTGAATCTACTGATGAACTATAAGTTGTATATCCAGTAGTTTGTGTAAAATTAATTTGTGATGATCCAGATACTACTGAATCTCCATTCGAAAGTAATACTTTACTTTCAGAACCACTTATGCCAGCTTTCCAATAATCACTATTTACATCCCATATAATTGAACCAGAGTTTGTGTTACCACCCGTTGCATCTCTTACAATTAAACCACCGTTCGATGTTCCCGCTGCGTTTAGAGAAATAATATTATCATCTAATTGAATTGTAGTTGAATTAATTGTAGTGGTTGTACCTTTAACACTTAAATCCCCTAATACTACCACATTCGAACCTGTTAATTCAAATGCAGTTTTTAATGATGATGAATATGAATTAAGTGAATCTAAAATACCAATTACTTGTGAAGATCCAGAAACAGTACCTATTGGTAATGAATTTACTACTTGTCCCGATCCTGAAATTGTACCCGTTGGTAGTAATGAAATCACTTGTGAAGAACCTGATATTACTCCTCCTATAAGTTCAGCAGTAATTACACCATTTGTAATTGAAAAATCTACGGTAGATGAATCAGTTGAAGATGATACTATATTTGTAGGAATAGAAGATATTCCTAAAAAGTTTATTTGAGATGAACCAGAAACTACGGTTTCTGCGTTTAATCTATCTTTAATACCACTTACATAGTTGGTAGTTTGAGTAAGATTAATTTGTGATGATCCAGATACAACACCACTTGGTAAAAGTGAAACAACTTGAGATGAACCACTAACTATACCTGATGGTATATTTGTAAAGTTGTTATAATTTAAATAATATGAACCAGCTTGACCATTTAATAAATTGGAATCAGATGCTGCACCACTAACAATATGACCACCTTTTGCAATTACCACATACCCACTTTGTGCAGATGATAGTGTTATAGTTGCACTATTATCATCTGTTAAGGTGATTGATGTTGGTATAATTTGAGAGTAATTAGTATCATATACTGATATAATTACGTTTCTTGTACCAAAATTATGTGATACTGAAAAATTTGATGAATTTGAAAAAGAAGAGTTTACCGTAGATACTTCTGCAATATCTACAACTAAATTTGTTAAATTCGAACCATCACCAGAAAAAGAACCAGTAAAAGAACCTGATATAGTTCCTTCTCCACTTACATTAAGGTATCTTGAATCAAATGAAGATGTGAGTTGTGAAGAACCACTAACTACACCATTTGTAGAATAAATAGCACCATATAAAACCGATGCTGTAACTTGACCAGTAATGCTTAATGAACCAGTAGTGATAGCATCTGTTGTAACAACTTGTTGTATTGATGGTATTCCATTATCTTTTTCAAAGAAAATTCTACCATCATAAGTATTTATAGCTAATTCCCCTAACTCTAAATGAGAAGTAGACGGAACTTTACCTTCAACAGCTGTCCTTTTTAACTTTACTACTTGTGCCATATTTATGCATTACCGATTTCATTATATAATTACTTCGGTTTAAAATATCCTTATATAAGGATTTCCAACCTTTATTATTTTAATCTAATACGAATATCTTCGATTTGTTGTTGTTGTTCTTTAACAACTTCAATTAATAGACCAATAAGTTTTGAATAATCAACACCTTTGTATCCATTTTCTCTATCGAAAACTAACATAGGAAGTACCTTTTCTACATCTTGTGCAATAACACCCACATTTGGTGATTGTTTTGCTGCTTCAGATGCTAAATCATTCCAATTCCAAGTTACACCTCTCAATTGTTTTACTTTTTCAATTGGATTGTAGATTAATTCAATATTATCTTTTAATCTTTCATCAGATGAAATATAAGCCACAATATCACCAGTAGCTCCAATATCACCTGTCACTTTTAATTCGTAAGTTGCATCATGAGCTCCACCTACACCAAGTTTTGCAAATTGTACTTCAGAAGTAGTTGCAACTGCCTGTCCGATTGCGATTGTAGGAGTAGCACCTTCACCAGTATTGTTTGTGATTGTTACACCAGTTCCGGCTACTAATGAAGCTACATAGTTACCAGTAGTATCAGTACCCAAAATTACAGAATCAGCTGCTATTGTAGCAACACCCGCAGAATTTATTGTTACATCTCCAGTAATTGTACTGAATACTGATGATGAAAAGTATGGTAACAATGAACCGGAATTAACTGATAATGTTCTTGTTGCAGAAATATCACCACCACCATTTAAACCTTGTCCTGCTGTAATTGATACTGTAGTATGGTCAATGTGTCTATTAGCAGAGTAATTAGTTGTTGAATTATGGTCTATTTGTGAAGATCCAGAAATTAATGTAGTTCCAGTTGCAAGTAACGTACCACTTACAGTTGTGTTAGAACCTAAAGTAATTGTTGTTCCATTATCAGTAATATTAGAATCAACAAGGTGTTCATTTCCAAAACCTTTAGGAACTCTATTTTGTGTAAGATAAGTTTCATTTCCTACATTATCAATTGTTTGAGGTCCCATCAATGCAACTGATGATGTTACATTTGTACCATTTCCTTTGTGAACGAATATAAATTCATCTTGTACTGAATCATATAAGAATGAACCAGAGCCTCCGCCCGATCCACTATCTATAACTGCTAAACCACCAAATCTAATAGATGGAGAGTTTGTATTCACAGTTACTAAATTAGTTCCAATATTCAATACTGAAGAACTAATGTTTTGAATCGATGATGAACCTTGTACAATCAAATCAGCAGATACAAATAAAGAACCTGTGATTGTTTGGTTTCCATTAAATATATTTGTAGAGTTTGTTCTAGCAAAAGAACCACTATTTGATTCTAAATTACTCCATTTAGCATCATTTGATGCTGTATATGAATTGAGTTGTGATAATATACCAACTACTTGTGCAGAACCAGAAACAACAGTATTAGAATTTAATTGAGTTTTAATACCACTTACATAATTTGTTGTTGAAGTTAAATCAACTTGTGATGATCCACTTATTACTGTTTCAGCGTTTAATCTATTTTTAATACCACTTACATAATTTGTTGTTGAAGTTAAATCAACTTGCGATGATCCAGATACTACTGAATCGCCATTTGTATTAAGGTATCTACTATCAAATTCAGTTGTTAATTGTGAAGATCCACTTAAAACACCTTCTGCAGTCAATCTATCTTTTATTCCACTTACATAGTTAGTGGTTTGTGTTAAATCAACTTGTGATGAACCACTCACAACACCATCACCATTTGTATTAAGGTATCTACTATCAAATTCAGTTGTTAATTGTGAAGAACCAGATACAACACCAGATGGTAAGAATGTGGTTACTTGAGATGAACCAGATACAATTGAACTATTTCCTGTAATTGTTGCAAGAGATATAGAACCTCCCAATGAAGTTGAAGTTCCTGCAATTGTTATTGAATTATTTTGTAATTGATTATTGGTAAGATTTAAAACTTGTGATGAACCAGAAATAGTTCCAGCTGGTAATAAATCTTTTACTTGAGTAGATGATGATACTAAACCATCTATGTTAAATAACGAATCAATTTGTGCAGAAGATGATACGATTCCAGTTCCACCTAAAACTTGTGAAGAACCAGAAATAACATTTTCAGTATTAAGTTTATTTTTAATTGTAGTATCAATAGATGAAGTAAATGATTCGATACTATCAAGCCTTGCATCTTGAGAACCAGTATCTATTTTTAAATTTTCTATTTTACTATTTAACGATGCTGAAAATTCTGCAGTATCACCAATACCTGAAACTGAACCACTAAATGATCCAGTGTATTGTCCATTAGATGGAAGTACGAAAGTTGCACCACTTGCAAACGTTAATGAACCTGAAATTATTGGACTATGTATTATCATCTTCTTTTTCCTTTTATACTATATAAATATATGTTTTTTTAAATTGAACCGCCATCTATTTGAGAAATTACAGTTGCATCAGCAGTTCCAGTCACATCTCCACCCATAATGATTTGAGATGAGCCAGAAACTAATCCCGATGGTTTGTTTATTAAACTACTCCATTCAACAGAACCACTTACTATATGACCACCATTTGCTACAACAACATATCCACTTCTAGGTGATTCAAATGTAATTGTTACGGTATTATTATCACTAATTCTTAAAGTTTGAGGTATGATTTGATAATTATCATTATCATATACCTGAACTATTGCATTAAAAGTGTTCAAATTATGGTCTACTACCCAAGTTGATTGATTTGTAAATGATTTTTGAACTGTTGCACTTTGACCGATTGTGATATTTGTTAATCCAGAACCATCACCAACAAATGATGTAGCGGTTATAGAACCAGATAAATTTACATTACCAACGATTGCTGTTTGAGTATTTGTAGTTACAAATTCAACTACTTCATCCACACTACCACTTTTTCGTGTGAATGCTTTACCATCATATACGTTTATTGCAATTTCTCCTGTCTCTAATGAACCAGTTGTTGGTCTTGAACCTGTGGAGGTTGAACGTTTTAGTCTTATAATTTGAGCCATTTTTTATTTTTCCAATTTACTTTTAAGTTCATTTACTTCTTTTGATAGTTCCTTAATACCTTCAATCAAAAGAGATACTAATCTATCGTATTTAACAGCCTTATAACCATTATCTCTGTTTTCAACTAGCTCTGGTAGTACAGATTCAATTTCTTGTGCTATAACACCATAATCTTTACCCTTATAAATATTTTGTTTGTGCTCATTCCATACAAAAGAATATCCACCTATTTGATTTATTTTTTCTATTGGATTAGAAATTGGTGTAATTTCATCTTTTAATCTTCTATCTGATGAAATATATGCTACAATGTCACCAGTTGCACCAATATCTCCTGTTACTTTAAGTTCATAGGTAGCATCTGCGGCTCCACCCACACCAACTTTTGCAAATTGTACTTCATCAGTTGTTTGTAAACCTAAATCTACATCAGTTTGTGCTCCATTTATAGTTGCTCTTAAAGTACCTTGTGATGGTGATGTAAATGTTGAACCAGAAACAATACCATTTGCAGAAAGTGTTCCAGTTATTACAACATTTGAACCTAATGTAATAGTTGTTCCATTATCAGTAATATTTGAATCTGCTAAATGATGGTTTCCAGTACCCTTTTGAATTTTATTAGATGTTGGGTATGTTGGTGAACCTTTTGTTCCATAAGATGGTGCAAATAACACAGTTGCGTAATCTATTCCTGCAGAAGAAGAATATTCATAGTTCCAATCATTTAATTGTCCATCAAAAAATAATGATGCGGTTGAAAGTGTAGAACCAGAATCATAAACAGTCAATCCAGCGTATCTTTGTGTTGGTGTATTAGTATTTACCACAACAAAAGAACTTCCAATTATTGTTGCTTGACTTGTTACTGATTCTATTCTTGCAAATGAACCAGTACCATTAACAACAATGTCCGTAAATGTTTTTGTTCCAG